GTATGTGCCGAGAAGATCAACAGCCGCCGCCTCGCTGGCTGGCTGCGCACCCACCGCGACCGCATCATTGACGGCATGAAGCTGGAACAGTGCGGCATGGATGGCCATGCAAAAATCGCCAGATGGAAGATCGTCAAATGCGGGTAATGCAGGTAATGCGGGTAATGTTTCTTACAAGGTGTGAAATATGTCAAAGACAAAATATATATATGGGGTGAAACACACCCTGCATTACCCGCATCACCCGCAAACGAAAGAACAGGAGGCTTGACCATGAACACCAGAGACGCAGCATATATGACCGGCCTCAACTACCCAGGCGGCGTGCCAGCACTGGCCGCACGCATGGGTATGGATGCACGTGATCTATCCCGCAAGCTCAACCCGAACACTGGCAACCTTGGGCTTGATGAGGCCATTGTGCTGATGGTTATGAGCGGCGATCACCGCATCCTGCACGCCATGGCTGATGAACTTGGCTATACGCTGGCACCACAACCAGACGAGTCTAGCAAATGAAAAGGTACTCCCTAGCTCCTCCCTTTGAGGGTAATGCGAACCCCGTATTGCCGCTAGGTTGTGGCTTCAAAAACTAGGTCAACTCGAAAGGCGACTCTATGACAAACCCCCTTGACCTTGACCGCGACACCACAAAAACCGCGTTTTTACCCTTCGCCCCCGGCGCGCTGGATCGTAGCGGACTGCGCTTGACGCGCGCTGAATTCTCTAGATTTTTGGGCGTTTCAAAACAGGCCGTCGGCGAATGGGTGACGTCCGGAAAAATCACACTGGGCGCGGATGGCCGTCTTGACCCTCGGCAGGCCGTAAGCCAACTTCTTCGCAATTCTGATCCGGCGCGGCTTAGGGCAAAAGTGTTGGAGCCGCTGGTGCGCGACATCGGCCTTACGCAAAAAAAGGTTGCCGATCTGGAGCGCGCCCTGGCTGCAGCCACTGAGGGCGCATCCTTCCACGAAGAATGCGCGAATGAGTTTGCCGCGCAACTGGACACCTTCGACAACCACCTTCGCGAAGAGCGCGACGTGCTGGTTACGCTGCCTGTCGGCAAGGTTATTGACGGCATCACGGCATGGTTGAAGCGGGTTTCCGAAGACGGCACCACCGCCGCCGGCGCGCTTCTGATTCTGGAGTGCGTGCCCGGCTACAGTCTGGACATTTCACAGCGCGAACTGGATAGCCTGAATGCCCCGGATAACTTACCCGTTGGCGCGCTTGTCGAAGACAAAAAGGGGGGCGGGAATGAATGACCAAGCCATGGCCGCGCAGCAACTGGCGGCGATCACCGACAACCTGGCTGCGCTGTTCGCCGACTACTGCCAGCGCAACGTATCGCCCGGCCTGGCGGTGATGCTGGAGGCGTACAGGGCGCAGCGCCTTGACCTGGTGCTGACCGTTCACGCCTCAATGGGCGGCGCTGATTTTGCCTGCTGTGCACTGCCGGTGGGCGGCGGGCCAGCCGATCTGGTGCAACTGTTCACCGTGCATACGGTGCCCGCAGCGCCTGCCGGGAAGGCACATTGATGGACATGCTCATGCACGAAAAGCATCCGCCCTCGCCGGTGGCGCGCCTCGCCTCATTGTTGGACAGCCTTTTCCATAGCCAGCCGATCACCCCCGACGTGCGGGAATGGTTGATTAAATCGTTTCTCCATTACCTGCACCACGGCGGCGAATACCCGCTCGACCGCTTCCTTTGCCTCGCCCCGATAGATGCCGGGACAACCAGCTTGTCCACGCGCCTGGGGTTGCTCAAGCGCAACCTGCACCTGGCGGCAGCGCTGCGCAGCATCGCGCTGGATGAATCCGTTACCGGCTGGGGAAGATGCCAGCGGCTTGCTGGTGAAATCAAAAAGTTTGAAGGCCGTTTATGGAAACTCTACCGGCAACTACCAGAACCGCCGAACAACTGGCCGGAGTGGCAGCAAGACCTGTTCCGCGCATACCAAACCGGCGTGCGGATACCGCGAACAGCGCACGGGCTGTATGCAATCGTTAACCAGATTGACGGGGTTTCATTTAACGCGCCGGGCGTGAAACTGCTTGCGTCTCTAACCCGGCTTCAATCCAAATGAAAAAATCCTGGTACAGCATCAACGCCCTATCTTTCGACACGGGAACCATGTCGATCTTCGACGACATCGGCGCTTTCGGTGTAACCGCCACACAGTTTATCCAAGACCTTGCCAACCTGGGCGACATCAAGAATCTGACAATCCAAATCAACAGCCAGGGCGGCAGCGTTCAGGATGGCGTTGCGATCTTCAACGCGATCAAACAACACCCCGCCCATGTGACTATGGAAGTTAACGGCTGGGCATTGTCCATCGCCTCATTCATCGCGATGGCTGGCGACACCGTCCGCATGGCAAGCAACAGCTTGCTGATGCTGCACAACCCTTGGATAAGCACAGCGGGTGACGCGGCGGAATTACGCAAGACCGCCGACGTGCTGGACAAAACCAAAGAGACGCTTATTTCCGCATACGCGAGATCAGGAAAAAGCCGCGCGGAAATCATCGCCCTGCTCGATGCAGAAACATGGTTCACCGCTGATGAAGCGCTGGCCGCTGGCTTCGCAGATGAAGTGCAATCAAGCGGCCAGCCTGCCGCCAGTTTCAACAGCAACAGATTCACCATCCCCCCTCGTCTATTGAAAGGAAACACCGTCATGAATATGCAAGTGAATAACCAAACCCCAGATGAAATCCGCGCTGCCGCCCTGGCTGCCGATGCTCAACGCCGCAGTGAAATCAACGCATCGTTCAGCAAATTTAAAGACCGCCCAGACGTGGCCGAATTGCAGGCAGCCTGCGAAAAAGACCACACCATCAGCGCGCAAGCCGCCGACCTGAAATTGCTGGCGATACTCGGCAAAGACAGCTCCCCCGTCATGGGGAATAATTATATTCCCGGTGACTTTGAACCGCAGGCACGGCGCGGCAATGACTTCAAGGAAGCCTGTACACAATCGCTGCTGATTCGCGCCGGCGTGCGCGTGGAAAATCCATCGCCGCTTGTGCGCGACGTTGAGCGGATGAATATCACCGCCATGGCGGAAAACATCCTGAGCATGAACGGCAAGCGCAATCCCGGCTTTGGGCGTGCCGACATCATCAAGGCGGCGCTAACCACCAGCGACTTCCCCGAGCTGCTGGCCAACACTGCCGGCAAGGCCATGATGTTGGGCTATGACACTGAGCCCACCACGCATCAAATCTGGACCGGTGAAAAGGAAGTTGCCGACTTCAAGGAAAAATCATTTGTGGCGCTTTCCGAGGCACCGGGCCTGCTTGAAGTTGCGGAGGGTGCGGAATACAAGCATGGCGCTTTTGGCGAGGCGGCGGAAAAATTTTCCATCAAGACCTTTGGCCGGATGCTGACCATCACCAGACAGGCACTAATAAACGATGACCTCCAGGCGTTTACCGCCATGCCTGCCGCGTTCGGTTCATCTGCGCGCCGCACAGAAGCCGATCTGGTTTACGCGAAGCTGACCGGCGCACCGGTAATGTCGGATACCAAGACCCTGTTCCACGCCGACCATGGCAACCTCGCCGCGAGCGGCACGGCCTTGAGTGTGGATTCGTTGGGCGCCGCCCGTGCAGCGATGCGTCGCCAAAAAGGCATCAAGGGTGAAAGCCACCTTGACCCGCAACCGCGCTTCCTGATTGTGCCTGTCGTGTTGGAAAGCAAGGCCGAGGCCATGCTGAATAGCCTGGTATTGTACGGTGCCTCAAACGGCGTTGATAACTTACAATGGATCCGGAACCTGACACTGGTTTCCGATCCGCGTATTGATGACGTCAGCGAAACTGCATGGTATCTGGCGGCAAGCCCCGCTCAATTGGATACCATTGTGCGTGCCTATCTGGCAGGCCAAGCGCGCCCCTACCACGAAGAGCAAATCGAGTTTGAAAAAGACGGCATGGGCGTCAAGTGCCGCCTGGACTTCGCTTGCGGCGTGATTAACTTTCGCGGCCTGTACAAGAACCCCGGCGCGTAAGCGTCAGATACCGGGCATAGGTGCGGCTGCGCCTATGCATGGAGGAACCGGTAGCCAGTCTCCTTGTCTGGCTCGATGCCTCCACCTGATACCAAAAACCCGCCATTTAACCGGCGGGTTTTTTATGTGTG